AATAAATTCCAAAGCTCTGTAGCTCGCCCATCTCACTCCTGTGATCATGTATTGCTTAGCAAAGGGAGATCCCATGGAAAACGGATCTCAAGCCTTCTTCCTCGTCGGAAGAAGTTTACCGTGTTGGATTTTCGACACTCTCCTTCTAGGAGAATCCCATTATGGGATGGTAAATCTGCACCTGAAATCGACTGGGCATGTAGCCTGGACCATTTCATGCGTACAGAATGGGGGGCACGAACTTACTTGCGTTTTAGGCAAATTAAGGACGTGTTAGAGCCATTTGATTTTAGAATGGCTGATTCCCCAGCTATAGAGATTGTCACTGGGATTGCTCCCAGTTATCCTCTACCTGCAGGTTTTGTAGGTCGGATTTCCTTTATTCAGGAACCTGGCTACAAGTTAAGGGCTGTTGCAAATCCTAATAGGATATATCAACTTGCCCTCAGACCTATGGCTAAACAATTAGATGCCGTTCTGAAGATTCTTCCGTGGGATTGTACCCACAATCAAGGTTCCGGGGTTACCTGGGCCCAAGATCGTTTAAAACATGGTGAAACTCTTCATTGCGTCGATTTATCTGATGCAACGAATAATTTCCCTCTTGATTTTCAATTAGAGATCTTACGAGGTCTTGGTATTGAATCAAGGGATGTGGATCTATTTCAGGAGTTGTCGCGTGGGCCTTGGTCGGTTCACGCTCCTGGAAAGAAGAAAGTGCAATCGATAAGGTGGACCGTTGGTCAACCTTTGGGTCTGGAAGGTTCCTTCCAGTCTTTTGCACTAGCGCATGGTATTCTCTTATACGAACTTTCCCGGAATGAAAGTGGGAAACTTCCACCTATGGATAAGGCCCCTTTTAGGGTCTTAGGTGATGATGTTATCATTAGTGATAAACATCTGTTAAAGAAATATCGTGATGCCCTCATAACCATGGGAGTTCCTGTGTCCGAACACAAATCGGTTAGTTCTAACCATCTAGCTGAATTTGCGGGTAAGATAATATTACCTAATGGGGTTATTTCACCCATAAAATGGAAACAGGCGTCTGATCGTAATTTCGTCGATTTTTGTCGAGAGATTGGACCAAGAGCACTCCGAATTCTTCCTTTCCGTCAAGTGAGGACCATAAAACTCATATCTGAGATACCCGAGGCCTTAGGAGGCTTAGGTTGGAATCCACTTGGTAAGACCTTTGATGAAAGGTTAGCAGGAAAAGAGGAATTATTTTTGTCGGAAGAATCTCGCACAGTGACAACTGTACAGACTCACACAGATAATATGTCTTATTGGTATTCCAATAATGCCATACAATCCATCCTTCGACGTAGGCCAGGGTTTATCCTTAAGCCAACTAAGAAGGTCAACTCGACCAGAGTTGAGTGGGTTCCAGGGGGTAATGAAGAAACCAAACTAAAGATCGTTCGGAATCTTCATATCAACACAGAAGTGATCCATGAGGAAACACTCCAGGTTGGACTGAATAACTTCGGGTTACGGCTTGAATCCGATGTCACCAGCACTGACCCTCGTGGAAAGACTGCTTTAGAGGTCTGGGAGAATAAACTTCGTTCTCTTATCCAGATACCTAAGCAGACAGGCCAATCCACTGAAAAACAGTAGGAAGCCAAAGGAAGAAGGGTGGAAA